GCAATACTTTTATTTTTATCCTTAAACGAAAAAAGGGTAGGACTTCTGCCTACCCAATTCTCTCGCCAACCAAACGAACTATCTTACGATGCTACGGTTAATCCAGCTATGATACCTGCTGATACCTCTGGAGCTAGTTCTGCTTCTGAACCGCTGAACGTTAATGTATAGCCAGAACGATCTCCTTGAGCAGTTCCAGTTGCGCCATTTCCGCCAGTCATGTTGATACCGCGAACTTTGCCAAGTAGCCAATACTTGCCGTTATTATCTCCTACTACCGCTTCCAAAGTATTTTGTGCTAGTAATAAAATTTCGTTACGAGTATTAGCTTGCAATTTGTTTAATATAATGGATAATTCTTGAGCGTAGAATACCGTTCCATTTTGAACTGAAGCCGTAATATTTTCGGTAAGAGAAGAAGTACCCGGTACCAATTCATACTTACGGAAAACCTTAGTTGCTGCTTTAACTACTGCCGTAATAACGCCAGAAGCTTGAGTAACGCTAGTTACGTTTTTCGATTCAATAAAATAAACTTCAGTAATTCCACCTAAAGAGTCTCTACAATCTAATGTATATCCTTGAGTCAATGCACAAGCCATATTGTTTTTCTTTAAAGTGTTAAAATTAGGGGAGTCCAATCCAATGGAATCTCCCCGAACCTATTTAAGCTAAGATGAAATCTACAACTTGTGTAGGGAATGCAAAGTTTACACCCATTTTGAACTCAGATACAAAACGAACTTGATCTGCTTCTTTAGCGTAGAACAATTCGAAACGCTCTTCTTCGTTTAACAAGTCAGTTCCTAAGAATAAGTTAGAAATTTGAGTTGCATAAATCTTAGAAGTTCCGTTCAAGCCTGGAGTTGCAATAACTTTGATTTGAGTACCCGGTAGAACTAATTCGCTATCAGCAGAACCGTTAAAGTTATAAGCAAACAAGTTAGAGTTCTTTAAAGCGATTGTGTAAGTACGGAACACATCTTGACCTACAAAGATAGCTACATCTTCTTTTCCTACAACCTCGGCAGGGATAGCTTTGTAAACTGCATCTAAAACTGCAATAACGTTACCAGCAATAATACCAGCAGAAGCTGCCAAAGGAGTTCCGTAGAATCCAGAAGTATTTGCGTGAATTACAGAAGCTGAAGCAGCAGCTACCAACTTAGCCAAACCGTCAAACTTGTTTAAGTTTACGTTTGCTGAAGCAGTATCTCCTTGCCAGATAGCAGTCTCTAATTGAGCAGCAATCTTGTCAGCCTTACGTTGTGAGTACTCAGCAGCGTAAGCAGTAGAATCGTAAGTAGAACCAGCAGTTAATGCTTTCTGCAAGTACTTAGACTCTAAATCTTTCGGGCAAAGTGCCTCGTTAACCTTAATCTTACCAATCGTTACAGTACGTTGTGTGAAAGAAGTTGAACCAGAAGCAGTAAATCCACATGAACCACCATCTTGGAAGATAGCGTCTGTGTCCATGATATTGATTGTCTCTGCTGATTTTACTCCTAACATTACGTTTCCTTGAGACTTAATCAAAGAAGCCGTTTTTGCGCCTAATACAGAAGAAGCTACTAAAAGAGCTACGTTTTCTTCCGTGTAATTTGCTAGTGTGCTTACTACAAATGCCATTTTTTTTTAATTTAAATTGTGATTTTTTATTTTACAAATTTAGCCATGAAACGGTCAACTTTGTCCGCCTTTGACTCTGTTACTTTAAATGATTGCTTAGGAGATTGGATAGCATCTGCGCTTGGCATCTTAGCTAACTCTTCTACTAAAACAAATACTTTTTCAAATGCTTGATTAAATTTACCATCCATCTCGCCCAACTTAGCTTTTAAAACTTCGTTTTCTGCTTTCAAGTAGTTAATTGTAGCATCCATTTCATCGAATTGATTTGACATGTCCATTTCTTTGTCTTTTTTCAATTCATCTTCTACCTCTGGCATTTCAGCTATTGGAGATTCGATCCCTTCGACCTTACCTTCAACTACTGAGACCATAGTACCATCCACTAATTCGTACTCGCCATTCGGCGCAGCAACCGCATTACCAGACTCGTCTACTAGCATCGCATCTGCTCCAATTTCTAAAGCTGACAAATCCATCTTACTACCATCCATTAGGTCGTAAGTTTCAAATGTCAACTCAGTAGCTGGCTCTTGCGCTACCTCTTCAGCTTGCACTTCTGTTTGACCAGAAAGCAATACTTTGATTTGCTCAATTCCTTCTTTTACCGTCATTGTGTTTTACTTTGTGTTTATAAATAAATTAATCTGAATACTTTATCGTTTAACTTGCTCAAGAATGTCTACAATCTTAGACCACATTGCTTCCTCTACGCTTATATATTGCTTCTCTTTTTTGTAGTTAAATATCCCTTCAACTGAAAATCCTTTAAACTCTCCAGTCTTAATCTTTTGCCAAACATCCTCGTTTTCTACCTTAAAGCTTCCGAACCAAGAACCTTCTGGTGCATCTTCAAAACCTTTCATAGGAGAAATACCTCTTGCAGAATCTACAATAAATGACTCGTATAAAGTAATTCCTTCAACTGCTTGCGCTTCATCGTGCATTAAGTTTACGTTTGACTGATAGCCTTTCTTGAAAAACTTCTGTGCTATCTTTTCAATTGTTTCTTTAGTAAACGTTACATAGTATTCCCCATTCTGATCGTTCCGGTAGATAGGAGTATCCGCAAGCATTAAAGCTCCTGAGACTATGCGTCTGTCTTCGGATTGGATAGCAAAGTTATTACGCGCTTCCTTAAACTTTAAGAAGTTACGCTCTATTGCTGGTCTGTCAACTAAGGCTACAAAGTCTACCTCTGCGCCATCGTTTAAATCGTCGCTAATCTCTAGCTGATAAATTGGTAAATCCATAATTATATTCTTGCTGCGTTTTCTATCCTTTTAATTCTCTTTTGGCTTCCAGTAATATCTGACTCCACTACATAAGCTCTTGCTACTACGTTGTTAATAGAGTTTAAACTTGCAGCATCTAAAGCAGTTGCTGGCGGAGGAATAAATCTAGGAGCTATCGGTGCGGAGGCTTGAGAAGCTATATTAGAGTTGCTTCCGCCTCCTCCATCAAATTGAGGAACTTGAGTACTAACAATTGCACTTACGTTTGCTAGTCCACCAGCAATAACCGTACCAGCTGCAATTGCACCAAATGGTGGCGGATAAGTAGCTAAAGCTTTACTTGCCCCTGCGTATGTGTCAATCGTTGCCTGAGCAATAGCCAAAGCCTTGCCAGCTAAAGTATTTCTACCAATTAAGTTAGCAGCTGCGCCAACAGCATTAGAAATAATAGAAAGCTTTGTCTCTTGAGTTAATTTAGCTATTTCTAATTCAGACGCACTAAAAGATTTTATAGCCTTATCGATTCTAGCCATGCGAAGCATTTGGTTTTTCTCCCCTTGCGCATCAATAGAATCTGTAATAGATTTAGCTTTCTTTGTATCTTTTATTCTGTCATCATAAATCTTTTTTTCATTAGCCTCGTAAGCTTGGTATTTTCTTTGTTGCTCGTCTTCAAATAATTTAATAGATTCTTCTTGATCTAATTGAGCTTGGCTTTTTTGCTTTTCTTGATCCTTTAAAACCTTAGAATTATATCCTTCGCTAATTACTAGCTTTTCATTGTATGAGTTTGCTAGATTCTTATTCTCTTCGTCAGACAATTGCTTGCCATTACGCTTTCTAGCCTCTAAAACATTAATGTCTTCTTGAACTATTTTTTTGCGTAATTCTGAAATCTTTTGCTCTTGACCTCCTTGCGCCTCCAATACCTTTAGCTCACGCTCATAAGTTGTTTTACGATTTGCTGAGTTTTTAGCATACAAATCTAAAGCTCTATCTGACTGAGAAGTAACACCAATAAAGTCTGTAACTCTTTGAGTAATGTTACCAATTATATTACCAAACGTTCTTAGTCCTGGTATTGCTTTTAAAACTGCTTGACTTACCTTATCAAAGTTTGCGATTAACAAACCTAAACTAATAGCCAAAGCACCTATACCAGTTGCTAAAATTGCTCCTCTAAGTGTAGCAAATGCGCCTACTACTTGCGTTCTTAAAACTAATGCTAAGTTTTTAAAGCCATCAATAGAAGCAAAAACCGTATTAAGACCTTCAGATAAAGCTAAAGCTGCTTGTACTTTTAGCAATTGCTTTTGTACATTCTCAGATTCTACACCAAATAAAGCTAAAGCTCCCTGCGCTCCAGCAAATGCACCAGCCACACCTTGAATAGATTGGCCAAATGCTCTAAACTTTGCATCTGGATTAAACGCATCAATAGTATCCTTTGCATCGCCAATACGATCCCTTAACTCAGCAGCTCTTTTTGCTGCGTTTGCAATCTGTTGTGCTGAAGCTCCAGCCGTATCTTGTAACCTTGCTAATTCTTGCGTGGCCTCTCTTAACTGGCTACGCAGACTTTTAGTATCCGCTACTAGATTTATACCTACCGTTTCATTTACTGCCATTAGTTTGCGTATGTTAA